GCTGATACTGATTCCAGAGAGCCTGAGTTTGTCCGATAATGCTCTGGTTCTCCGAGGTGTTGGCCCAACCCACGCCCCCCGGCATTTGAATACTCTTTGCCGCTGCCGCTACTCCACGTATCTGAGAAAGGAAGTTTGAAGACTGATATGATGCGTCAGTGTTTGATTCAGCATATGCCCAGATATCACTAGTGCTAGAAAGTGATGCAGCCACATCCGCATTCACAGCGGAGTTCACAGCCCCTGGGTCTCCACCAGATGTGTTCGTGTCATAAGGCCCGGCGATTGCTGTATACATTGCAGCAGCAGCCATTGAGGTTGCATACATTTCCTTTCGAATAGTTTGGTATGCCTCCTGGGCTCTTGCAAGGTTCAACGATGCCTGGTCTACTGCGTCTTGGGAGCCCTTACCCATTGCCTTGTTAAGTTCTTCTTGTGCCACTTGGACATCAGCAGCAGCAGCAGCGTATTCGAGTTCCGCCCCAGTGAGGCCAGCATAAGTATCAACAAGGGGGGCTATAGCCTTCGTTGCTTCTTTGAGTGTGTGCGCATAACCCGGACCTTCTAGCCCAGGTTGTGATGGCTTCATGCCCATAAGCATACCCAGGATTGAGTCTGGGTTTACATTTCCTGTAAGTGCTTGGAATCGTGAGTCATCGAGAATCTGCATGCCGATATTGACTTGCATCTTCTCAAATCTTTCCCCGATAGCATTGAGTCGGTCTTTATACTCGTCGGCTTTCTGAATGTCTGCGTCGCTGATAACCTCTGTGGTTTGGAAACCTTTAGCGGCAGCGTCTGCACGACTAATCATCTCAGCGATGCCATACCAGGACCGCCCATAAGTGTCTGACAATAGAGTGTTACGCGCATAGGTGTCTGCCATTGAACCCGCTTTGGCGTTGATATCCATCATGAGTTCTGCGGCTGAACGATACTCTCCGTTGTTGTCGTAAAGTTGGACCCCTATCTCCTCCAACTGAGCACGCAGTTCCTCTCCCGTTGTGCCAGAGTCTCCAAGGCGTTGAGAGAATATACGAAGGGTTGCAGACACGGATTCGAATGAGGTGTCGGTTGCTACGGCTGCACCCTTCAGTCGCTGAAGATTCTCGAAGGATTCCCCCGTGATATTCTTCAAATCGTCCATTGCATCGGTATACGCCATTGCCGCCCCTACTGTCGAATCGTAGCCCGCCTTCATCATGGCAAAGGCTTCTTTGGCAGCCATCGTAATGGCATCAAAAGAGATGGCGGCGCCAGTGATACCTTTAGTAAGGTCTGATGTGTCAAGGCCAAACTTGGCCATGTAGTTCATTTCCGTATCGGTCATATAGTTGCACCTCCTGTTACCGTAACCCACTGTTTAAAGATGCTCACTGAGTTTTCGGTTGGTTGTTCTACTGGCTTCTCTGATGTAGAGAATAACCTAAAGTTATCCATCTTGAGTTCAGAGTTTCGCAGGGTTACCTGACAATTAAGTGCATTAAGAGCATCCATGACGTCAACAGTGCTGCTGTAATGCTTAAGTCTTGAATCCACTAGGACTGAGAATTCGGCGGGAGTTATCCTTTCGAATTCCTGTGGTGTGAGCCCACACAGTCCAAATGCAATAGGCTCGGATTCGTCAACCCATTGCTGTGCTAGTTTTTTGAGGGTACCGAGTCGGACGTCTTGTCGGTGGGTTTAAGTTCTGACGGGTCTTTCATCCAACCCGAACAGACAAATGAATAGAACACTGCCTCAACTAGTTCATCTGGATAATGCTCTGATAAGAACAGGGATACCAGTTCCCCTGCCTCTTGCTTACTTGCGCACCTGCGTTCGAGCGTGCCCGCGCGTGTGCGAGTCTTCAAGCCATAATAGAACAGGAGTCTAAATAAACTTAGACTCTGTAGTGACCGCTGAAAGAACTGTACGTAGCCAACTTTATACTCTCGTTCTAAACTGATAACATCGGACTGGTCGAACCTAAACTCGAGGTCTTCATCTCCGATGGTAATTGGTAGGCTTCTAACCGTCATTTTAAAACTCCTAAATAAAAAAGATTATGCGGTTCCTCTGGTGAACCTGAAGGTATAGATTGTGGGCTTGCATGCCGCCTTGTCGACAACCACGAATACGGTCTTGATGCTTCCAGTCGGGAAGTTCGCAAGCGTGTATCCAATGGCGCCCGATGCTACGGTTGTAGCGACTACTGTGCCGTCTACATAGATAGTTCCAGAGGTTGCAACCGGGGTCATTGTGAAGCCCGTGGTGGTTGCCTGTGGGGTACTGTAGTCGTAGACGTAGGTCGTGCCTGAGAGCGCCGAGGAGGTCAGAGTGAACGAACCTGCATTCGGGGTGAAGGACATGAACCCAGTGGTCAAGACATCGCCTGCGCCCGTGACTTCGGTAACGTCTTCAGTCGGGGTGATTGTTACAGACATGGTTGCAGGTGAGCCCTTGAGGGCAGAGGTCTGCGAGTATGCTGATACGAACCCGGGGACTGAGTAGGTTGGGAGTCCTGAGGATGCGGGATAAACGAAACGCCAGACACCAACGGTCTTCGCGAGTGCGAGAACACGGAGGGCTGCCTGGGCTGTGTCGTTTACGAAGTTAGCCTTGAAAGTCAAATCTCCGAAAGCCGACTGGCCTGCGATGCTAACCTTGCGGATAGAATCATGGCTGGTTGCGTCGACTTTCTCAACGCTATATGACGGAGGGGTAATTTCCGTGAGTTCGGCGTATACGGTCCCATTGTAAAGGACCATTGCGCCCGTTGCCATCTTTGCTTGTGATGTCATAGGTAGTTCACCATAAAGTCTCTGTGATACATCCAGGTTCCTACGTCTGGGTTGTTGTCACTGAATGTTCCTGCATCTTCGATTCCGACGATTATCACACCACTTAATATAGTGTTAACGACCTGGTTCAACGAATCCGCAATCATTCCAGACAAGTTGTCTGCTACGCCATCGCTGGTGGCAAACACAGTTGTCTGTATACGACTTCGCCCATAAGGCGTTGAGGTGTCGTTGGGTCTGATGTCGTCAATCTTCGATACAACTATTGCGGGGAAGGTTGGGTCACTGGGGAGTTCGGCACGATAGACGCGTGTCCCCGCCACACCGTACACGGAAGTGTCCGCAAGTAGTCTGTTTATAATAGCGAGTGTAACGTCTCTCATGCTTTCTCCTGCAATACTTGTGCCATTATGTCAAGATAGATTGCCTTCCCTAGGTCAAATGTAGGCCTCCAATGTGGGCGGGGGGCTTGGTTGTATGTTCGGCCCAAACTGTCAATGTCTGTGAAACCAAACTCAAGTCTCCTCGTTTGCGGCATGGGACTTCCCACATAACTCACAGGTATATTAAAATCGGCGGGTGGGTCCGCTCGAATAGAGCCTCTATACTGACCGGTATCCACAGGTGTAGATGTGCACTTGGCAACATCACCAGCATACTGGGTTGCAGCCTTATATACAGCCTTTGCTGCGTTGAGGTTGATGTTTTCAACAATCAACATACATTCAACAGGGAAGTCATCCCAGTTGCCTTCAAACCCCATCAGCGCACCCCCAGTGAAATGTAGATTGCTAGGAACATTCCTATCATGGTGAGGACTCCTGATACTACAGCAGAAGACCGAAGTAAACCCTCTGTGTTTCCTTGATGGATGTCTAGGGTTCTTTCAACTGCATCTATGCGAGCAAGTGCTTGTGCCTCACGGGCCTCCCACTCTCTACGCGCATATGCGTCAAATTGCTCAAGTCTTCCTATCGCTGCCTTAATGTAGGCCATGTCAGTGTTGGTCGCTAGAACAATGTCTCTAACATCCTGGAAGTCACCGTATGATACCCCGCCGCCTACGTTCATCGTGTTGATATCGCGCTGCGCCCGGGCCATTCAAATCGCCATCCCTACAAAGACCGCTACAACTGACACCATGATGGACACACATATCGACACCACTGCTGCCGATGCCGCCACGCCTTTGGCTCTCCCAACCTCCTGATTGTGGAAAGTCTCGAGCGCTATTATTCTATTGTTATTGGCCTTCGCCACTTCTACAAGTTCACTGATTCTCTCGTCAATATGCTTGACGTCCGAACGAAGTTCAATGACCATGTCGCGCAACTCTTGATGTCCAAGACAAGCCACTGCTGGCGTCATGATACCCTCGCGAGTCTTGCGGTGTAGTGGTGAAGTGCTCCTAATGCATATGCAGGTTTCATCTCTCCAACCGTGAACGTGTCAGCATACCCAGTGTTTGTAGACGTGAGAGTGTCACCACTATCTACAGTTGCCGTTGGTGGTAGCATTACCGCTAGGTTGCCCTGGCCGTAAGTCACCTCCCCTGTCACGGGTGATGTTTCGGTTATGTTAAAGAACCTGCATGATATTGAAGATGTTATTGGAGTCTTGGAAAGTTGTCCATATGAATCAAGGGTCTCCGTCACTGTGCCATCAGCCACAGCGGCTCCGGGGATTGTCCCGTTATCAGATAGGACTTCGTTGTTTTCGAACACTCCAGATATTGAATAGATTACGAGAGTACCGCTTGCAGCACTTCCAGTACTTAAGATGGTGGCGGTAGCGTGAGATGTCGCTCCCGTGAGGGTTTTGCCAGCAGTGAACACTGCGGAGCCGCCATCATACTTAAGGTTATATGTTAGGACCAGCCTCCTGGCTGTAGCGGTGTGAGGTGCAGAAAACATGTTAACATCGCCCGCCTGCCTTCATCATGTAGGACCTGCGAGGTGTAGACAATGAAATCTGTCTCGATATGTAGTCATCCAGTATTGCAAATGCTCTTGCCTCTAATGCCTTGCAGGCTTCGGAGACATTGACTGAAGATGAGAAATCGCCAGAACTGGCCTGGAATGAACCCTCCTGTAATCCGAATCGTAGTAACCCCGCTTGTGATAAAGCAAGGGATGCTGACTTCGTTTCATCGCAACCTGAGGCCGACACGCCACGTGCCTTTAAGTACGCCGTTATCTGCCTATCAGATTCATCTATTAATGCTTGAAGAATTGTTGCTGAGCGAATGCTGCCCGTTACGTTAGTGAGTTCGGTGGTTGAGCAAAAAGATGTCATTATCCCACCTCGGGATTGCATCGGTAGTCATAGTCGTGTTCTTCCCCGTATAGGTCTACGGGGGTTGATTTCATTTGCATGTCGCGGTCAAACCGGTCTAGTTTACCAAGCAAACCTGTGAAGTCCGAGGTTTCTAAAAAAGTTTGGTCTTCAGAGGTGAAGTTGTCAATCTCGCGGGTAGCGAGATATCTGTCTTCATGCCACTTCCCAGAAACGTATTTGCCGCTATTCTGGGAGCAAAGCATTATACTTCACCCCGATTAGACAGACAGTGAACCGATAGCGTCTACACTTGAGGCTGCGCCGTATCCCTGAACGTCAAAGCGCATTGAGAGGGTGATGCCCTGCATCTGGCGGATTGAGTCAGCGTACTGTTCAACCTTGATGTCCTGCCTCATGCCGATTGCGCCTGCGCGTGATTTGTCGAGCATGATTGCCATGGTGTCTCCATTGGTGTCAGACTCCCAGATGCGGCTGGTTCCGGGTGAGAGTGCTGCGGTAACGCCGAGCATGTGGGTCGAAAGGCCCATGAAGTTGCCAATGCTGCCTGCCTGTGAGATGCTCTGCTGGAGTCCAGTAAGAGCGAAGCCCTCTGCAAGTGCGAGTGCATATGCACCGGGGGTGAGAATCAGGTGGGTTGGCTGCACGTTGTCAGCAATCATTGCTGCGTGGAGTTCCATCGAGTGAACGAGCGGGGTTGTTCCAGCGGTTGCAACAGTGTTGCCACGGGAGTCCATCATCTCGTAGATAGCGACGCGGTTGAGTGCGTTCTCCATCCTCATACCAGCCTTGCGAACTTCGGAGGCGATGATGTCAAAGAGTGCATCATCAATCATTTCGTTGGTGATGACGGGGCGGACTGCATACTTCTTGGCGGTGAATGTGACACTGCCGTAGGTCTGGTCCTCAATCGGGATTTCCGCGCCTTCTGCGACGACGGGTGCATAGGTTCCTGCCTCACCGTAAGGAACAGAGAGAGACATGCCCTTCATGTTCACGACGGGGAGAACTTCCCTCATACACTTCAGGGGCTCGGTGCCCTCCATAACGGTTGCATAGATTTCAGTCGGGATGAGGGTGCTTCCCTGAATGCCTTCTGAAATGAGCAGTTCACGAGCGTTTACAATCTTACCGTCGAAGTCGTGGTATGAGAGTTCGCGGGGAACAACTTTCTCTACTGTGCGTTTCAGTTCAGACTGGCCCATTGCGTCCATAGCGAGGAATTCGGCGAGCCTGCGGGTGTGAATATCGTTTGATGCCATAGTGTTAGTTCAACTCCAAAAATTGATATGAATAAGATTACTTCTTGGTCAACTTGACCGAGCCTGTGATGTATGCATATGCGGGGACTGCCGTTGCCGGAAGTGCCTCGAGCATATAGCCGAGTGGTTCTTCTCCGCCTGTTGCGGAGGTGTATGCAATTACATGTCCTGCGGTTGTACCGGAACCGATAATCTGGGTCCCTGCTTCAAGGGCTGCACTGTCGAGAGCGTTCTTCACTTTGACAATTGAGCCGATTGATGCGACTGCAACCTTCTGCCCTGCAGTTGCCTGCGAGTGGAGTGCTACACCAATAGGTGCAACGGTTGTGCCAGTTACATGTTTCCATACGGTCATTTCGACGCCGGTTCCGTGGAATCCGACGACATCGCCTGCCAGGATAGCCTGACCTGCAATCATATTGAGCACTGCACCAAGTCTTCGGGGCTTGGGGTCAAATGCTGCTTGTGCTATTGCTCCCATGATTATACTCCCTCATTGATGTAGTGGTGTGGTGTCAGAAGTGCGTATGCTGAACCGCCTGCGGTCATTGCCTCTAACAGGATGCCTACCTGATAGTGAGCGGTGGCGTCAGTCTCGGCGGTTACACAGCCAAGTGCAGCGGTTGCTGCGGCCTGAACGATGTCTCCTGCTTCGAGGGTTGCCGTGTCGTCTCCGTTCTGAACGAGGATAACTGAACCGGGTCCTGCGATTGCTACGTGCGCGCCTGTTGCTGCACCGTGAAGTGCAACGCCAACAACTGCGGCGGTTGAAACACCATTGCAGGGGTTGACTGACCATGCGACACCCGTGCCTGCGAATGCGACTACCTGACCTGCAAGGATTGTGCTCCCTGCGATAAAGTCGCTTGTCTCTGCAATGTAGGTGGGGTTTGGCTCGTATACGAATACCGTTGCTGGGTCTACGTCAGCCATGATTAAGCCCCCCCCGTGGGCACGTAGGTTGGCCCAGTAATTAATATGTATCCAGGAACAGTAGTGACAAGGTCCTGAAGTGCGATACCGATTTCAATGCTGTCGGTTCCAGGTGCTACAAGAACCATGCCCGCGGTTGCTCCAGCAATGACGTGGTCTCCCGTGTCAATGGTGGCGTCAGTTGCGGCAAGTGCCTTGACTACGCTACCAACGCATGCGACTGCAACCTTCTGTCCAGCGGCTGCTGAATAGAGCGCAATGCCAATGGGTTTAATTCCAGTTGCTGCGGTTCCGCCAGTTACTGGTGCGACTTCCCAAGCGATGCCAGTTGCTGCAAAGCCAACGACGTGGCCCTGAAGAATTGCTGATGTTGCAGTAAAGTTGATGACCGTGCCCAGGCGAAGGGGCTTGGGGTCAAACGCTGCAAATGTAGTTGCTGCCATGATTAACCTCCAATCTGCCTGCTCTTCCGGTCAATCGACACGTAGAATTCGGGCTCTTTGAGTTCGACCTTCTGTACGACTGGTGCTGCTGCGACAACGGGTTCAGTGGCTGGTTTGGACATGAGTTCCTTAACCATCTGTCGGAGTTCAGCAATCTCTGCCTTGGCTGATGCCTCTTCCGCCAGTTCACGTGAGTTGTCAACAACGGGCTCGGCCACCTCAATCTTGGGAGCCTGCATTGCGGCAAGTTCCTTCTTGAGTTCCGCTACCTGTGTTTCGAGTTCTTTGAGTTCCATAATATCATCCTGCACCACTGGTTCGGGTGCTGCGATTGGTTCGTCTGCACTAACCAGTGGAGCAACTTTCTCTTCATTAATTCTACAGAGTTTGCAGGCGCCCTTGTTGACGAATGCAAAGCCAGAGAAGTTTAGAGATTCGGCTTCTAACTGGCGGGTCGAGGAATTATACCTTTCATCTCCCGTGTGCTCAACGCTCACCATTGCGATGAGTTTGCGTTTGACAAGTTCAATCATATCCCTGGACTTCTGTGTGTATCCATGGATAAAGATATCACCAACCACCGCGCCATCCTGGTACCGTGGATTGCGCAGTTCCGCCACCTTGTCAGTAGCGTCCCGTGGCACACCACCGGCATGACGAGCCCAGCCAGAGTTGTCTGACCAGTTCGCTGCATATTTCTGGAGAGTGCGTTCGGGGTAGTTCAGTGCTGTCTGTACAGCGCTGTCAGTCCAAGTGCCCGCCGCTAACATGGGCACATCCCTGACGAGAAGACCACCGTCTTCGTTAATCATCTGGGATTTCTTGAATGCGGTTGCAAGCATCCTGGTGGGTTGTGGAGTTGAGGCCAGTTCTTGCTGAACAACTGGTGCCTCGTCGAGGGTAACATCAGGAGAGGTTGTTTCGGTCATAGTTTCACTGTGGTTTGATTCCACCGAAGTGGTAACCCATGTGCTTCGCGAGTGCCGCCTCTAATACATAGATGCGGTTCTCGAGTTTCACAATCGGGTCTTGTTCGTCAATGATTTCAGGTTCTACTTTGATTTTCTTTTCAGCCATTTTCAAACTCCTTCATAGCGCTCTCATAGTTCTCACCAAAGGCTCTCCACTGTGGACATCGCATTGTAAGCAAGAGGTCGTTGTGGGCATCTTTGTGCAAGTCGTTCAATATGGGAACTGCAATCCAAGGGAAAAGCCTGCACATGAGGGGTTTGTCCTCATATGCCATTATGCACCCTTTGTCGGTTAACCCTGGGCAACCTCGCTCAAACATCCACGCATCGTTTATCCACACTGGACCGTGCGATTGGATTTTATCATTGCCAACATAGTTATAGAGACGTAGGTATTCATCAGTTGTAAGGCAGGGTCGAGTGCAACAATGCTCCTTACAATTCTTACATAAGTCTGGTTTGTACATAGTTATACCGTAACGAGATATCCCTGCATATAGGTCGTTGCCTGCACGTGGTCAGTTGCTGCGACACCCCTTGCATTAACTACGAGGTCGGTGGCCGCTGCGAACTGTAACGGGACTTCAAAGTGGCGAGAGGTGCTGTTACCCTGCACGGACATTTCAGCCTGGTCGAACAGGCTGGTGCCAGAGGCTACACCATCGTGGTCAACGTTCGCTAACAGTTTGAACTGTAGGAAGTCGTTCACACCACGGCTGGCACCGTAACTTGAACACGCCCAGTCGGTGATATATAGGCGCTTGCCGGCCGGAACTGTATACTGGGAGTTGAATGCGCGGGTTGCCCCAACTGGAATCTGGGTGAATATTGGTGCATCGTCGAGTTCTCTGACAGAGATGGTTCCGGCTGCACCTTGAAGGACCCCCATCGTCTTTATGCGAAGGCCGTTGATACGCCAAACATCTGCGGCACCTGTGCCTGATGCGACATCGGTGGTTCCGTCCATGAGGAAGGTGTGTGTCTTCTCAACCCCAGCGGATGTGAGGTAATACAACTTTATCGTGCGTGCACCCGTGCCCGCGGCATCCCCATCATCATCTGTGCTGGTTGAATCAATCTCAACCTGTGCACCTGGATAGGTCGCGGCAAGCGGGAAGTTGGCCATTACGCCACCCGTGGAGTATGAGCAGATAGATGCCTCTACCGCCGCATCTATATCGGGGTTAAACCCGAACTTCTCCCAGCGTTCGAATGTCGGTTGGAATCCCAGCGCTACCCTCATTCCGAGGTCGAGTACTGGGGTGAACTGGCGTCCTGCCTGTTCTTGAGCGTTAAATCCATAAAATGTCATGACAAATTACTCCTTTTCTCTGTATGGGACCAATGTGCACCTACAGTTCGGGTGAACTGGTAATGA